TCTGAACAAAAGAAAACCACACCGTAAGAAGTATAGAGGCCAGGGTCGTTAGTTTAGAACAATTCTAAGGTACGCTATGAAGTTTTTATTGGTAATATCGATCTGCTCACAAATACATCTAGAGTGTTTACCACCTATGGTACATGATGTGCATTTTAACACGCATTACGAGTGTGCAATGAAAGGATATAAAATAGCAAAAGACATGATGTCTGATTTGGGTCGAGACCATGTTAACCAAGACGGAATTGTAATCGCATTCAAATGTAAAATTAGTTCTGAAGTTTAGTGCTCGTCGGGCTAGAACAGCCCAACGAGCAAACAAAAGGTGTGAGAAGAGATCCTCTTTTTATACTAAAAAAATATTATTGACAAGTCTTGTTTTTTTAATATATATTCCCATATTCAGATGATAACAATAATACAAGAAAGGATAATATGAGGTATACTTATAAAGTAAGAGAGTTAACTGATGATAATAAACACATCACCAGAGAACAAACTAAACAAATTCTTAACAACTATCAATATTCTAGCATAGAAGCTGTATCGAATGTTGGAGAGGAAAAGGAGATGGAGGCCATGTCTTTTAAGAAATTAAAAGCCAAACTTGATCCAAAAAAAGAATATTTAGTAATGTATACAAATAAACATGGTAATTACATATCAACAATAACAAATGGGAAGGAGAACAAATAATGGCTGATCCAGCTAAATATAAGTCATTGTCAGTAAAACATGAAGATTGGAAAGAACTAGGCATATTGGCAAATAAGACTGATAGAACAAGATCATCTATGATAGGTAGATTGATTAGATTCTTTAAAGAGAATAAAGGAAACGGTAAAAAGAATGGCAAATAGAGAACAAATAACTTGTCCAACTTGTAAAGGTAATGGCTTTTACAGAGTGCCATACCACTTGACTCACGAAGAAACGATTGCGCAATGTGATGATTGTAATAGACAAGGTTTTTTATACGTAGAAGACAAACTTGAACCTAAAGAATTGAGGGATAAAGGTGTCATTTAAAAATAAAGTTGACCGAGATAGGGGTACAAGTGACGCCACTGGCGCTCCTCTGGACCTAAGCGATAATGCGAAAGCTAGCGACGAAGCTCGGATATCAGACGGGGCGAGTTCCAATGCGCAAGGAAGCCCCTTCGATATAGAGAGAAGAAAATATTTAAAATTTTTAAGGAGGTTCTTCAAAGGTGACGATTCCAGATCTAATTGATGAATGTAAATATAAAATGAAAAAATTTTTAGATAAAATCTATTCTATAATTGAAACAACAGGCAGTCGCATGAGTGTGTATGCTTGGAACAAACGATGGAGGAACCGTGAAAAAGGAACAGGTTACGCGAAGAAACCCAGTAGCGAAGTCTTTAAACCAAAATCGACACAAGACGATTGCCAATAAAAAGAAGGAACAAGAAAAGAAAAGAGAGAAGAGTATGAGAGACTTATACAGATTAGAGTATTTAAGGTGAGTGAGATAGTAGATTCTTATGTAGCCGGACTCTTTGATGGTGAGGGTTCATGTCAATTTAAAGTAAGACCTGAAACTAAAAGAGGAGGTAGAAGGTATAATTGTCTTATTTGTGTATTAGAAATGTCAATGACAGATGAGAAAACTGTACGATTCTTACATGAACATTTAAAAGAAGGAACTGTAAATTTAAATATTAAGAATAAGTCTCCTAGTTCTCAACCTCACTGGAAAGATCAATGGCGTTGGAGATGTAGTTACCGTCAAGCTTATCGAGTCGCTAAAAGATTGTATCCTTACGCTATTACTAAAAAACATAAACTAAAGGAGATAATAAAACATTATGAAAAAGATAGATAAATTTATATACCCTGGAACTAACCGAGAACTTGTAGATGGTAAACGACACTATGTTATAGGTGAAGAAAAACTACCATCAGTTACGACTATACTATCTCAGACTCAGAGCGAAGAGAAAAGAAGGAGTCTAGCGGCGTGGTACGCGAGAGAAGGTAAGGAGAGAGCGAACAAAATTAAAACACGTGCCGCGAATCGTGGATCGACGATGCATAAGATTCTCGAACACAAGATACTAGGTCAAGAACACGCTGACCTTACGGAACTTGGACAAGAAGCCATGAAGATGGCAGAACGGATCGCGGAGCGTGGATTGTGTAATGTTACAGAATATTACGGAACTGAAGTCAATGTCTATTATCCTGGATTGTATGCAGGCCAAACAGATTTAGCTTGTGTCCATAATGGGTCAGATGCGATTGTTGACTTTAAACAAACCAACAAACCAAAACAAAGAGAATGGATCACAGACTATTTTTTACAGGGCGCAGCATATTGTATGGCCCATGATGCAGTTTATGATACCAGTATCGATAAGTTTGTTGTAATGATGTGTAGCCCTGATCCCTACTATCAAGAGTTTATTATCCAAGGATCAGAATTAAAAAAATATAAATATGAATGGTTAAGGAGGTTAGATCAATATCATGCTAGTAAAAAAATTGATAGTTAGACTACGTATGTGGTATGCCGATATAAGAGGACACCATGGCAAGCGTTGGAACTATGAACCAGGCGATTGGTACATGGGCAGACACAGAAGGAGGAAATAGTGTACGTAAAATACTTACAAGAATACTTAGATAAATTTACTGATGGCAAGAAAGGTAATGCAATCAGCAATGCCAGAGCATACATAGAAATGGACGATGGTTCTCTGAGAGAGATAAGAAGAATAGAGGTGCTGGAGTCTACGCTTATTGGCGATACATCTGTTCTTGTCGCATTTAAGACAGATAAAGAACAAAAAATTGCCATAAAGTCACCAACTTTCAAGAAAACTTGATTGTTGTTCCATACATAAGGGAGATTTTAGGGGGTATTATTTTTTTTAAAAATAAAAAAAACCTCGTGGCACACTTGGCACACCCCTTTTTTAAGCTAAAAGTGTTGGTATTATTGACTAATAGCTGTGCCAAGCCCTTTGGCACAGTTGGCACAAATGGTGATTTTATTGACTTTTTTGCATATATGCCTTGGCACACTTCCCTACTTGACGCGCGAGGCAAATTTTTATTTCAGAAAAAACTTTATAGGGGCAAAAATTCCCCTTATATAGAAATATGACTAAGAGACGTAAGAAATCAAAATATAAGTGTGCTGTAATTAACAAGAAGCGATATTACTTCTACTCCATACGTTGGCTGGATATCACCGGCGATGCAGCTCACGCTACAGTCGATGAGTTCGATAGGTTCTTGCCTTGTGTTATGATAACTCAAGCCTACGTATACAAAAAAGATAAAAAACATTTGTGGACCTTTAGTTCTTATGATCAGAATGATGAAGTGTTTTCTGATCGGAATGTATTCCCTCTTGGGGTGATTCAGAAGATGGAGAAGGTTCGACTGTAATCAGTCTATTTTCATCTAGAATCTGTTTCATTTTGTTTTCTAATTCCTCCTCAGACAGTCTATCAATATTTCCTGTATGCATAATCAATTTCTGATCAACATACAATCCAGCAGCTTTACCTCTAGCTATCTCTGCATTTGTTGCAGCAGCCCAGGCACCTTTACCTCTTGCTTCATCTCTGATTCTTGATAGTTCTGCAATGTGCTTTTCAAACGTCACACCGTATTTCTCTTGGACTTCAGCTCTTAACTCATTGATATATTTTACAACCAATGGAAAGTATTTTGGATTTCTCATTTCAGACGCAGCTTTTCTTGCTCTTGTCTTGTATCCAGCTTCAAAAGCACACTCAGCTGGAGATTTACGTCCTTCATTGTAAACAAGCAGTTCCGCAAACTTCCGTTGTTGTTCTGTAAGTCTCTTTTCTTGTGACATAATCATAATTACTATTGCAAAAAACACTGAAATGCAATACGCTAAATTCCGGTGAAAGAAGAGTCAAAATTTTGGAAAGAAGTTAAGAAAAACACACCTGATATTCAGTGGACTAGACTGGAATCTTGGAGTAGTCATGGTGTACCAGATCTATTGGGATACAATGATTATTGTGGTTTTTTCATGGTTGAATTGAAGGTTACAAAGACACCAAAAGTTTCGTTTTCACCGCACCAAAAACTCTTTCATCTTACCAGGACGAAACGGAATTTTATCTTGCTAAAGACCCTCGCTCCTCGCTCCGTAAAACTTTATGAGTCATCCGCGGTCATCGGTTTGTTAAACGACCATCGCGAAGCTCGCTGCTTGGCGCTTGATGATTGGTCCCACGTTCAACGCTTGTTGCTTGGCTTGCCGCTTGATGCTTGAGGCCTGCTGCTTGTCGCTTGTGGCTTGTTGCTTGTAGCTCGCTGCTTGTTGCTTGTAGCGCTGTCCACGAAGCGCTTAGAGTTCTCAGCGTTGAGTGCTGTGCAATCAACGCTGAAATTTGCGGACACAAATTTTTTAATGCTTGCCATATTCTACGTTCTTGACATTACGGTCCCAACAGGATCTGCAGGTCCCACAGCTGTTGCCCTGGTCTGGAGCTGGACATGTTCGAGTCTTTGATCCAACTGTGCTGGTCCATGGCCAGAAGCTCACCGGCGCCTGGTCTATCATGTGACTGGACATCCTGATGGTTAGATTGTCTGGAACTTCTTCAGGTGATACTAATTTTAAAAATTGCGCTTCACGTGTCGGTAACCAGTGTCTGGTCTCCGGCGTGCGCTTGCATACTTCAAAGATCTTGAGCAGGTGATCCTCCGACTGGACGTCGCCGGCATCATGCCACCTGAAATACTTCTGCCTCTTGATCTGGGCCACCATGGCGTCAACCCATCGCGGATCGTCAATTGATTTTAATCTAACATACTGAGCTGCTTTTATAGCCGGGTATCTGGTGTAGTTGCCCTTCATTGCATAGCAGCCATTGCAGACGCTGCCTTTAATCTTGGCAAGCTTGGCACCTGTCTTGCATTCCCAGGCTGGCAGGCTGTAGCTCAGGCCGGGCATCTTGCTGGTTCTGGTCATGCTGCCAGTAATTTTTTGTGCTTCTTTAACTTTCATAAATTATCCTTTCTGGTTGCAGGTTTATCTTTTAATTGTGGCGAGCTTGTGGCTTGCCGCTTGTTGCTTGTTACTTGTTGCTTGATCCCCTGAAAAAATTTCCTGCAGCTCTCCAGATAGGAAGCTGGCAACGTGCCATGGTCCTCCAGGAACCATGGCAGCAGGTCGTTGTGATTAATTTTTTTCACCCTGAACCTTCACGATTACATAGCTCACCAGATCAGGCCTTTGCTCAAGCGTCTCCAGAGCAGCCTTTGCTCCTTCTGCAGTCGCTAAATCTGGGAAACCATCTTTACCCATAGGCGGCATATCATATTGAATGCCTCTGATGTATTTCATTTTTTGTAAAACTAAATATCTCATTTTGTGTCCTTTTGTTTGTGTTTATGCCCCGTTGAAGTTTTGAATAGCGCTACGGGGCCAAGGGCTAATGATTCATGTTTACCATAAAATCCCATATGTGTCAAGGCTTGCTGCTCACGGGCCCACCCTCCCGTTCAGGTCTGTATCTTTGGTGCTTGAAGCTCGCAGCTTGTGGCTTGTATATTTTACCACCAGATTTTATTTTAAACTTTGCGTACCTTTGCCATGGCAGCATGCTTAGATACAGATCCGCGATGAAGCTTTTCTGCTGGCCGCTTGAGGCTTGTAGCTCGATTGTTATTTTTTTCATTTTTTTCCTTTTGTTTTATCCAGTAACTGGCATCCAGCCGGAGATCCTTCTGGGCTGCTAGTTGCTTGAAAGTTATCGTTGTCCATTTTACCATCTCATTATGTCCTTTGTTAGGCCAAGCCAGTTCGTTTGCAACTATCCTGTCAACACTTGCGTGCTTATATGACTTAACCTAGGTCTAGTGTGGGACCTAGCTTGACCCCAGATCTCTGGCACTGTAGCTACCTTGCAAGTGGCACCAGAGATCAGGGGTCAAGGGCGCGTAGTTTTGGAGGCTCGCGCCTATGTTCCCATTATTCCAAAATAGGCAATGCCGATAGCACCGACAATGCATATTAAGATTAATAATTCCATCATTCTTCACTCCCACAATTTATGCACGAAACATTCGGTTTTGCCCACTCATCATAAGACGTGAACTCACCACAGATTGTACAAGTATAATTATTCTTTCTCATATGTCTTGACTATATAGGAATTTCTGTTAAGTTGTCAAGTATTAAAAACAATAAACAAAAGGACATATATGAGTAAGATAAGAATGAATACTGAATATAGAAATAAACTCTATAATCGTATTAAAGATGTCTTTGAAAAAGAGGACACGCAAGAACGACAAGGTTTTTTAGAGGCGAGAGAAAACTTTGAAAACCAACAGACGTTGGCATTTGAACTAGCACGAAAAGTAGTTGAAAGGTCATATCCGAAAGAAGATGTTGCCACGTTAAGACATTTCAAAAAGAAATATGGCGACCCTTGTGATGTAGTGGCAAAAGATAAATGCTTTTACTTTTCACACTCGGAAGATGTTGATGATGAGGGCGACACAAAAGAAACTAAATCACATTTTGATTTTGGTTTGTTTGGCAACCTCAATGGTAATGAGTATGGTGGTGGTGAGGAACAAGACCATTTTGCCCACGCATATTACCGAGAAGAACTAAAAGAAAATGGATTAAATCCTGATATTATTGCACAGCAAAGTGGCAAGGATAGTAATCCACATAAGACCAAGCACGTAGAGGCAAACAATAAGTTTCTAGGTAAAGGTCGTTATGACGAGCATAGTGGTATGACAGCAAAGTTTAACGAGCAATTTAATCTTGATGTCATTGGAACAAGTCATTGTCGTTCAAGAGCAATCGCTTGTACCAAAGCCGAGTACGAACAGTTTGAACAATGGCGAATGGCAAAAGCCAATGTTGTTTCCAAACACCAAACTTGGATAGATAGTATTACTAAACAGACCGAACAATTAAAAATCGGTTTGAAAGCATACAGATATTTGAGTGAGG